TGTTTTACTTGAAATAAGGAATAGATTTTATGGGAGACTTTAACAAGACTGGCTTTTTCAGCCACCTTCCAATCACCTATGGTGACGAGATTGTTATGTTTGTGTGTGCCAATACCAAGTGTGGCGCAAGAGGGAGTGAGATAGACAGCACGCCTATCAACGTCACAGGTATTGGTCTCACGCCAATCGCAATGCCGTTCTTCGGCATTTACAACGACTATGGTTCTATCGAGAATGTGGTTGACGATGCCAACCACCAGTATTTCACCAAGAAAGTCGGTATGACCCTTGAGGAGTTCGCTGACTACATGCATGAGTACAGTGGTAAGTCCATTGCCTCTCTCACTGAGACCATCGAGGGCATAAAGAGTGGCGACGAGGAGTACAAATACAGCTACAAGAAGGTGGAAGACCTTGAGAAAGCCGTAGAGATTATCAAGAAGGCATTTGGTTTCGAGCCAGAGAGGTTTTTGCCAGACCGTTACAAGGATAACGAGGAGATTAGGAAAACGTTCGAGAGAATGCATCAGTATGAAACAAAGAAGTACAACAACACTTCTATCGTGCTGATTATGGACCACAAATCCATCTACGACAAGATGGTAGAGGTCGGTAAGGAAGGATATACCGATAACTGGTCTTGGTATGAGCCTGTGTCTCCAGGTGATGCATTTGATTTCACCGTGAAGCTCATCAATGAGCACAACGATGAAATTGGTAACGTCAATCCGTTACAGTTCGGTCCACAGGGTTTTGTGGCAATTAAGCTTGGTATCGATGATAATGACGGAAAGGGACTGTATAAGTTCTTCGCTAGTCACTGTATCCTGCATGACACGGTTCACATCGATGATTTCGACCACTGCTTCTACAATGGCTGTGGGGCTGACATCGAGCCTATGAAGGAACTTGCGGTCAACTATGTGTACTTCCTCAATGCATTTGAGAGAACCAACACGGTGTTCAACTTCTCACCATATCACAGCCAGACTGTGGACTATGACAAGCTTATTCCTATCTTTGAGGAGGTTCTTGCCACGCTCAAGAGGAAGGCAGAGAAGTATCATTCATACGATGAGTAAGAAAATATATAAAAAATGTTAAAGGATTTGGATATATCATTTTTTTTATATATCTTTGCACCGTAAACGAGAAACAACAAGAAAAATCATTTTAAACAAATTAGCAAATGAACACAAATCTTTTACGTCAGTCTGCTAACGCATGGGCGCAGCAGGCAAAGCAGGACATCGCACAGAAAATCAGAGAGTTTCTGAACGAGAGCGGCATTTCACTGCCACAGATGGCAAATGACCTTGGTCTTGACATCAACGAGTTGAACAACATCTTGAACGGCGGCACTCCATCGCTCATCACCTTCGCAACTCTCATGATTGCGTCTGGTCTCGTCATGGAGATTAAGCCTGTCGAGGAGAGCGGCATGCCAATGCAGAACGGAATGCCTATCCCACAGGGTCTCCCACAGGGTATGCCAATGCCTGGTATGCGTCAGCGTACAGGTGGTCGCCCAGCACAGCCAGCCCCAAGTATGTTCGACAACTTCCAGCGCATCCCAGCCGAAGAGCCAGCACCAGTGCAGCATCAGCCACGTGGAGCGAATGGTCGCTTCCAGCCTTGGCCGAAGAATTCCGCACCAGTAGGACACCCAGCACCAGGCATGCGTCCAATGCCAGGCATGTTCGGCGGTCAGCCACAGCAGGGCAACCGTCCTCCTTTCTCAACTATGAGCCGTGAGCAGCTCGTTGACATCGTGCAGGAGCACCTGTGGCAGGACGAGATTGACCTCGCCAACGTAGACCGTGACCAGCTCGTCCGCTTCCTTGAGGCAAAGGACAGACAGTTCGAGGAGCTGCGTGCAGCACGTGAGGGCGGTCAGCCAGGCCAGGGAGTCGCAGTTGACCCATCAGTGGTTCAGCTGAAAGAGAAGCTCAAGAAGACCCTCGATAAGAACCCACACCTCCGTGGCTTCTTGAAGGACATCTTCGACTAATGCTCTGACAAGAGCAGAAAAATAAACGGGTTAGAAGTAAAATTCTAGCTCGTTTATTTGTTTTTTATATACGACTTTTTTCTATGTGATGATATTTATTTATAAAACATTACATTATGACACAGAAAAAAGATAATATTTACATCTATCTATGGGAAGAGTTTAACACAATTTATATTGGAAGAACAGTTAACCCAAAAAGCAGACACTATCAACATAAACATAGAGAAAATGAAAGTACTTATACATTCAGCAGTGAACATCATGTTGAACACCCTAAGATGATTATAATCGAAAATGATTTAACCATTGAGGAAGGCATTGAACGTGAAAAATATTGGATTGAATATTACAGGAAAAATTCATGCTATTTAGTTTTAAACAAATCTTGTGGGGGACAAATTGTAAGAAATCACAAATATACAAAAGAAGAACTAAAAGAGCATAGAAAAAAATATTATGAAAAAAACAAAGAACGTCTAAAAAAATACCAGAAACAACACTATGAAGAAAATAAAGATAAAGCAAAAGAATATTATGAAAAAAATAGGTCATATATTTCAGAGAGAAGAAAAGACTATGATAAAATGTACTATGAGAAAAACAAGGAGAATATTAAGAAATATCGTGACTTACACAAAGAAGAAAGAAGAGCTAACTCAAAGAAATATTATGAAGCACATAGAGAGGAAATATTGAAGAAAAGAGAAGCATATCGTCTAAAAAAAAAGCTTGAATAATTTGTTTTTCTGACTTTTTTTATATATCTTTGCAAAAAAAAGTTAAAAGATGGCAAGGAAGAAAAAAGAAGTCGAATTTATCCCAAGTAAGTACCAACAGGCTATTTACGATTATATCGAGAATGAAACTGGAAACCTCGTCGTAGAGGCAGCAGCAGGTGCTGGTAAGACTACGACACTCGTAAATTGTCTGAAACTCATACCAGATGGCATGAGGGTGCTCATGTGCGCTTTCAACAGGGATATTGTAACTGAGTTAGGAAAGAAGACAAAGGGGTTTGAGAACGTGGAGGTAAGAACACTTCACGGTCTTGGGTTGGCAATGCTTAAAAGGAACTATCCTACCATTAATCCAGTCCCAAACGATTTCAAATATGAATCCTATATCAAGAACAATATAAGGGACTATACATCACTCAACCTTAGGAGAATGAGTACCAAGGAGTATTTTCGCTACGTTGACAACATCAAGAAATACGTTGACTATGGAAGATACTACCTCTGTAAGACCGAGAAAGACCTTGATTTCATTGAGGATAGGTACGACATAGAGACGATAAGAGACGAGAAGAGGATTGCCCTTGAGGTCATGGAATGGGGTAAGACTGAGATTGAAGACATCGACTACACAGATATGGTGTGGTTTCCTCATGTGCTTAATTTAAGCCCCGTAGGACTGCTTTATGACTTCATCATGGTAGATGAGTGCCAGGACATGAACAAAGCCGAGAGAGGGCTTGTATTGATGTGTAGGAAGCCAAATACGAGGCTTATATCAGTCGGTGATAGAAACCAGATGCTATATTCGTTTGCAGGCGGTGACCCAGACTCATTCAATGCGCTTATGTCGATTCCAAACACGAAATGCCTGCCACTGTCAATATCGTATAGATGCCCTAGGAACGTAGTTGATTTTGCCAAACAGTTAGTTCCTACCATAGAGGCAAACGAAGCCAATACAGTCGAAGGAAAGGTGCTCTATGACGTTTCCCTGGATGATGCTGAGGATGGTGACATGATACTGTGTAGGAACAACGCACCACTGGTACAGGTCTACAACGAGTTCTTGAAGCTTGGAAAGAAGGCGTACATTCGTGGAAAGGACATCGGTAGGAACATGAAGAATGTCATCAAATCTACGAAACAGGAGAGAATCAACGCAGATTGCAAGGAGGACGGACTCTTCGTTAGGCTCTATGACGATGTTTTTGTAACAAGGAACAAGATTATGGAGAAATCTGCCGTTGATGCGAAGACGGCAATGAAATCACCTATAATCGATGCGAAGCTTGATATGATAAAAGCTCTCGAAGTGCTCTCAGAAGGTCTTACCACCACCGAGGAACTTATGGCTAAGATTGACGAGATTTTTCCGAAGAGAGACAGGAAGGACGGCATATCATTGTCAACCGTTCACAAGGCTAAAGGACTGGAGGCAAAGAACGTTTATATCGTATGTAAGTCACTTATGCCAAGTAAATCAGCAAAGAAAGACTGGGAGATACAGCAGGAGCACAACCTCATGTATGTAGCATATACCAGGGCGAAGGAAAAGCTTGGGTTTGTCGATGAGAAAGACTTCCAGCAGTACGACATGAGCAGTCTTGACAACCAGACGATATTGGGCAGAATTGAACAGCAGGTGAATAAAGTCCTTGGAAAAACAACTAAGGTGATAGTTAATAAAAGAAATGCACTTGACATAATCAATAATGCAACAGAAATCGAGAGGAGGATTCCAAGCAGTTCCACGGTAAGTATTAACTCCACGAGGAAACTAAACTCATTCTCAGATTTCTTCAATAATAAAAGAGTAATGAAAGTTAAAAGATGAACACAAACAAGGTAAAGAAGGTAGCAGAGTTTTCTGCAAGCTGGTGTGCGCCATGTAGGGCGTATGCACCGACATACAAGAGAGTAAGCGAAATGGAAGAGTTCAAGGATATTACGTTTGAAAGCACTGAGATTGACGATGGTGAAGACCATGACCTAGAAATTGAGAAATTTGGCATTAGGTCAGTCCCAACAACGATACTCCTTGACGAAAACGGAGAACCAATATACAAACTCATGGGCAATGTCCCAGAGAAGGACTTGGTTGACTTAATAAACAAATGTTTAGAGGATAGGTGATATGATTATAGGTTTTGCGGGACGCATGCGCTCTGGAAAGACAGAGCTTGCGAAGGTGTGCGAAGAATTGGGGTACAGGAAGCTGTACTTTGCACTGCCGTTGAAACAGCTGTGTGCAGACCTGCTTGACATATCAGTTGAAGGATTAAACGAGGCAAAGAACAACAACACTGACATTAGTCTTTTCCTTGGCGATGACATATGCACAATACTGTCAGAGGAAACGGAAATACCGCTGGAAGATGTTAGAAACACCTGCTACGGTAAGACAATAGCCAATGTTAGGGAAATGCTCCAGTTCATAGGTACTGACCTAATTAGGAAATACAACACGGACTGGCACGTGAACAGGGTACGCCAGATGATTGAAGATGGGTATGATTACGTCATAGACGACGTGAGATTCCCGAATGAAAAGAAAATGATTGAAGACCTTGGTGGTACGTGCTGGTTTGTCATTAGGACAACATTCGACAACATATCGAATCATTCATCAGAGACATCTATCACCTGGCATCACTGTTGGAACAATGTTATTATAAACGATGGTACGCTACATTATCTCCTATTTAGGTGGAAAAGTTTCATGGTTAATTACAACCAGTCTTGCGCAGTTAGGAACAAAGAGTTTAATAGAATACTGGAGTATGGTCTTGCGAATGAAATGAACAAGATGTCCGAATCTGACATTTCATCGCTAGACATGCTAATGCTGCCAAAATGTATCTTTGAATATGCACCACTTGACATTATAAAAAATAGAGTAGATAAGATAGAAATACTTGACAGTGGTGACGCACAAATCAAATACAAAGACGGCACAATGGAAATTGTTACCAACAAACTCAATATAGAAGACCTAAAAATGTTGTTTTAACAATTTTTAACAACCAAATCCTTGGAAAATTAAAAAAAAATATATAACTTTGCACAATGAAAGATAATGTAGATTTTAAATTCGAGGACGGTTCAAATGTATTCTTCACGTCTGATACACACTGGGGTCACACAAATATCCTGGAGTTCTGCAACAGACCGTACAAGAACGTGGAGGAAATGAACCATTGCCTCATAGATAACTGGAACAAGAAAGTGCCAGCAGACGGACTGGTATTCCACCTTGGTGATTTCGCCTGGGGTGGATACCCATTCTGGAAAAATATTCGTGACCAGCTCAATGGTAAAATCATCCTCATCAAGGGAAACCACGATGAGAAAAACCTAACCACCACTGGTGCTCAAGAGCTGTTTGAACACGTTGCATATCAGATGAAGATAAGGGTTGAAGGTAGGGCAATATATCTCAACCACAATCCATTCCTCTGCTATGGCGGTACATACAGAGACCCAAAAGGCTTGGTCTACCAGGCATTCGGTCATGTACACTCTGGACCTGGAGCTAAAGGTCTTGATGTGGACAGACTATCAGTGCTCTTCCCAACTCAGTATGACGTTGGGGTTGACAACAACAACTATGAGCCTATATCGTGGAACGAGTTCAACAAGAAGATTAGTACACAACTTCTCAAGAGCAAGTTCAACGTAAAATAACGAGAGTAAACAACCTAACAGTGAAATTATTAATTATACCAGATGTACATGGAAGAACATTTTGGAAAGAAGCCGTAGAGAAACACGGGGAGGAATGTGATAAGGTCATATTCCTCGGTGATTACCTAGACCCGTACCCTTGGGAATGGATAACAAGGAAAATGGCGATAGAAAACTTCAAGGAGATTATAAAATATAAGAAGGATAACCCAGAGAAAGTTATCCTTCTTCTTGGAAACCACGACCTGGCATACTATGACAGAAACTACCCATACAAGGTCAGATATGACTCCAGCAACTCGTATAAGATAAAACAGAACTTCGGAAGAAACAGAAGCCTGTTCCAACTTGCATACGAGGCTGACCTTGACAAGCATTACCTGTTCACACATGCGGGTGTCCTCAAGTCATGGTATGAGCGTCACAAGGAACTCATAGGAGACTTGACAGTTGATAACCTCAATAGGTTAAAGACATTCCCAGGAGGCGTGAGGGCACTATGTGATGTTTCCAGACTTCGTGGCGGCTACGGAAGAATAGGTAGCATGGTGTGGTCTGACATCGACGAGAAAAGCGAGTTAGAGGACTTTGATGGTATCTACCAGATATTCGGTCACAGTCAACAGGACTCACAACCTGTAATAACAGAGACGTGGGCTTGTCTTGACTGTAGGAGAGCGTTCGTACTCAACGAGGAAGGTGGATTCCAGGAGGCATAAAAAAAGGGCTAAGCAATCTTAGCCCTTTTTCTTTTTCTTACCCTTGTGATGCCACTTCTTGGCATTCTGTGCAAATATAGCCCTCTTACGTGTAAGAGGATTCTTTGAGTGGGTCAGTTCCTCAGTTGATTTGCCAGTCTTCTTCTTCAAGGCGTTGAACTTACCCTTGTTCTTTTTCTTGATGTGAATGCTAC